GGCGCCGGCTCCGGCTCCGGCTCCGGCTACGGCTCCGGCTCCGGCTCCGGCTACGGCTCCGGCTACGGCTACGGCTACGGCTCCGGCTCCGGCTACGGCTACGGCGACGGCGACGGCTCCGGCGACGGCGACGGCTCCGGCATTAAAAGTTTCAACGGAGAGCCGGTTTTTCGAATTGACGGTGTAAACACGCTGATTCGCTCTGTGCGCGGCAACACCGCGCATGGGGCAATCGTGAACGAGGATTTGACGCTCACACCGTGCTACATCGTCAAGCAGGAAAATGTTTTTGCGCACGGCGAAACGCTGCGCGGAGCAATGGAGGCTCTTCGAGACAAGCTTTTCGAGGATATGCCGGAAGATGAGCGCATTGATGCGTTCCTGCGTGAAACAGACCGCGAAAAAACGTATCCGACGCAGTATTTTTACGATTGGCACCACCGTTTGACCGGTTCGTGTGACATGGGGCGAAAGCAGTTTGCCCGCGATCACGGTGTTGACCTCGAGCATGGAATGATGACGCTGACGGAGTTCTTGGAGTTGACGAAAGACGCTTATGGCGGGGACGTGATTCGAAAAGTGATCGACAGAATGGAGGCATAAATGGACGCGTTAGAGTTTTTGAGAGAGCGCAAGAGAATGTGCATCTCGTACGAAGGTTGCTATGGCTGTCCGTTTGCAAAAAGGCTCTGTGTCATTAGCCATGTCATGCCCGATGAAGATTTCGAGAGAATTATCGCTACCGTCGAGCAGTGGTCGAAGGAGCACCCGCATAGTTACAAGGAAGAAGATGGCTGTGATGATATTGACGACAATTGGCGTAATTGCCAACGTGAGGGCTGGATGCAGGAGGTGGAGTGATGGATCGACTGACAAAGCGAGGCCCCGATGGGCAGGCAATGATGGACTGCGAGAAGTGCAAAGCGGATTGGACGGGTAAGCATGGTAAGCCGATGGCTGACTGCACCGCGCTGTACTGCCGCAATCGCCTCAAGGATCGCCTCGCCGCCTACGAGGACAAGGGACTTGAGCCGGAGGAGGTTTTGCCGAAGGACAAGGCAGACGAGACCGCGCTGAAGCTCATGCGCCTTGCTGATTTGGAAAGCCTTTGCAGCTATACCCGCCTGCGCGAGCTGGCCGAGGCCGATAGAAACCATCAAATAGTCATCCGACCGTGCAAAATTGGAGATACGGTGTGGGCTGCGGACATGGAGCCCGCAATCCCGCTACACGTCATGGCAGATGCGGTCTATCTGGAGGGGAGACATGGCGGAGATTATGAACGGCTCAGCAATTTCGGAAGCGTTGTTTTTCTTAGTCAGGAGGAAGCAAAGGAGGCGGCGTCACATTGGATGAAGTGAAACGGTGTCCGTTCTGCGGGGGCGAAGCAAAGCTCATGGGCGGCAAGGTCTATACGATTCCAGAGATCGACAGTAACGGCGCTTATGTGGACGCCGATATTGAAGTTGAACCTTCGTGGGTCGAATGCCAGAGCTGCCACGCAATGGGGCCAACCTTCGACGAGACAGATGAAGACCCCGAGAATGCGGTCGCCGCTTGGAACAGGAGGGCGGGATGAAAGTACCGAAGTATATCCGCGAGAAGATGCACCGTATTGCGCTCTATGCAAGAATGGCAAGCAATCTTGACCGTGAAGTAGGGTTTTGGCTTGGACAGCACGGGATAGATGTGGAGAAATTGAGCGACGGCGGTGGCTGGGGTTACGAAGAACTCAGCTACGGTAATGACGTAACGGATGAACTGTGCGCCCAGATAGAGCAGATGGAGGCGGAACAATGGAAGTAAAACTGAAGCCCTGCCCGTTCTGTGGCGCAGACAATAAGCCTATGGGCGCGATCATGAGAACGGCAAACCGTGGGGAGTGGAAGCACTGGTACAACGGCTGCGTTCTTTCCGGTTTTGTAATTAAGGCGGACAAAATCGAAGTGTGGAACAGGAGGGCTGAAAATGACACTAACTGAGATGTTTACAATTTGTGATTCGTGCGTATATGCGCCATGTCTTTGTGGGAATGACCCTGAGAACTGCGTGGCGTATGTGATGAGGACTTCTGACAATGGATGAATACATTAAGCGGGAGGCGCTCATTACCAAATTCAAGAAAATGGAGCTTGGCGAACATGGTTTGGTAGAAAGGCTATTTGCGGATGGAGTATATGCTGTCATCGCAGCGTTCCCCGCCGCCGACGTGGCCCCGGTGGTGCATGGGTGCTTCGAGCCGTGTTTTGACGAGAACGGTAATTGGCGGCAGGGCTTTGCGAAATGCTCGAATTGCGGCAAGGAATACTACGCACAGGTAATCAACCATTTTGGTTTCTGCCCCAACTGCGGCGCGAAGATGGACGGAGGTGTCAGCGATGAGGCTGATTGACAGGGATGCTATTCATTGGCGACCAGATGAAAATTGGGAGCTTTACGCTACAGCAGCAGATATTAGGGCTATTCCCATCGTCGATGCTGTGGTCGTTACTCGGTGCAAGGACTGCCGAAACCATCGGGAGCTGAATCGGAAAGACAGACTGGAAAGTGGATATGCCGAAGGCGTCTTATGGTGTATGAACCGTTCTGATGGAGTCTGGGCGGACGGTTTTTGCAGCGATGGCGAGCGGAGGGAGGTGTAACGAATGGAATCTTTTGTTGAAGGCGTTGGAATGTTCTTTATAGCGATTGGCGGAATTGCAGCGATTCTTGCAGCGTTATGCTTTTTATGGTGGCTGGTTGAGACTGCATGGATTGCAGCAAGCAACAGATTCCGCGATATCTGCAAGGCGGAAAGCCTGATTTTTGAATATCGACGAGAGCGCAAAGAATATCTGTGGTGGAAAGAGCATGTGAAAGGGAATGTATATGCTGACGATCACGATTAAAGCCAACGTCCCCGCCGCTGATGCGCAGGGCATCAAGGAGCGTATCGCCATGGACATCGAGCGATACGGCGACTGCAAGGTCGTGAGCATCACGAGCGACAGGGGGAAAGAAGAACAGCTACGAATGAAAGGAGACAAGCTATGAGCATCAACATCAAGAAGTACACCAAAGACCAGATGGCGAAGATGGTGGAGGACGCCGCCGAAAGGCTCAAATCGCAGAAAAAAGAAAATGAAGAGCTGGCTGAACAACTGAAATCCCAAACGGCAAAAACGATTGCGCTGCGAAATGATTTGATGGCAAAGATGCATTCGAACGCCGTGCTGACTGAGAAGCTTGACCAAATGAACGGCGAGGCCATCAACAAGGCAAACGAGATCGCGAATCTGAAAGCGGACGCGGATGCGCTGCGAAATAAGCTCGCTGATACCGAGGCGGCGCTTGGGCGGGCGAATGCGGAGGTTGCCGAACTGAAAGCGGGGAGAGCCCAGCAGACGAAAGAAATTTTCGAATGGCAGGGAAGCGCGCAAGCTTTGCATGATGACCTTTTGAATGCACGAGATCGCGCCAATTATGCAGAAGCCCATCCATGGAGGAACCTGTGGGCGTGGGTGAAGAGAAAGCTCAAAATGGCATAAGAAGAGGCAGGGCGCAAGCCCTGCTTCTCTTTTTGCCGTGAGGGAGAACCTCTTTCTTTTCTTTTATATTTCTTTTCTTTCGGGAGAGGGTGCTATACGCAGGATGTATCTATGTTGTGTGTATGTAACTATACAGAGGAGAGCACAGAAGGGGAAGAGAAAGTTTCCGCGCCCGTGGTGAGAAATAAAAGATGACGTGTTACCGTCGGAAATAGGGAGCTCGGTTCCCCGAGCGGGGATAAGAATGCTGCGCGATAAGGCCGAGGACGGGGGGCTGGCAGCATAAAAAAGAAAGGCGGTGGCGGCATGGCGAAAACTGGGCATCCTCCCAAATATGCGACGGTCGAAGAAATGCAGGCCGTCATTGACCGATACTTTGAAGATTGCAAGGGTGAGCCAATCATCGGAGACGATGGGATGCCGATCCTCGACAAATTCGGGCAGCCGTTTATCATTCACCAGCGACCGCCGACAGTGACGGGGCTGGCGCTTGCACTTGGATTTACAAGCCGTCAAGCGCTGCTGAACTATCAGGCGAAGAAAGAGTTCGTTGACACGGTTACGCGCGCGAAGGCCCGCATCGAAGCTTACGCAGAGGAACGCCTCTTCGACCGAGACGGACAGCGTGGTGCGGAATTCAGCCTGAGATACAATTTTCGCTGGATAAATGACGAGAAGAAGGACGACAGCGGAGAGAGCGCGTGCGGTGTGGCAGAGCTGCCCGCGGTAATGCCTGTTCCGCAGGACGCGGGAGGTGATGCGAATGGCGAAGCGTAGCGTGGTATGGAAGCCGCAGCCCAAGCAGGCACTCTTTATGAGCCGCTGGGAGGACGAGGCTCTATACGGCGGCGCAGCCGGTTAGGCGGGGGAAAATCCGATGCGTTGGTCATCGAGGCATTGCGGCAGGTGGATATCCCGTATTACAAGGCGATCATCCTGCGAAAGACCTTCCCGCAGCTTGCCGAGCTCATTGACAAGACGCTGAACTACTATCCCCGCATCTATCCGGGTGCGCGCTACAACGGCAGCAGCCACACGTGGACATTCCCGAGCGGGGCGAAGATACTCTTCGGCTCGATGCAGTATGCAAAGGACAAGATCAAGTATCAAGGTCAGGCGTATGACTTTATCGCATTTGACGAGCTGACCCACTTTACATGGGAGGAATATAGCTACCTCTTTTCCCGCAACCGACCGAACGGGCCGGGGACGCGCGTATACATCCGCAGCACGGCAAACCCAGGCGGTGTGGGGCACGGATGGGTCAAGGAACGTTTCATCACAGCAGCGCCGCCGATGAGGACCATCCGTGAGGATGCAGTCGTGCGCTTCCCGGATGGGCACGAAGAACATCGGCAGAAGAGCCGCATCTTTGTGCCGAGCACGGTATTCGACAATAAGATACTGCTCAAGAACGACGACAGCTATTTGACGCGACTTGCGTCGATGCCGGAGGCTGAGAAGAATGCACTGCTTTACGGCGATTGGGACACGTTCTCCGGCCAGGTGTTTATAGAGTGGCGCAATGACAGCGAGCACTACCGAGACCGCATCAATACGCACGTCATCGCGCCGTTTCAGATCCCGAAGGAGTGGCCGGTCTGGTGCGCGATGGACTGGGGCTATTCAAGGCCGTTTGCCATCGGCTGGTTTGCGGTCGATCATGACCGGCGGCTGTACCACATCCGGGAATATTACGGCTGCACGGGCACGCCGAATGAGGGCGTGAAGATGGAACCGACGGCGGTGGCCCGCGAGATGAAGCGTATCGAGGCCGAAGACCCGAATCTCAAGGGGCGGCACATCTTCCGTGTGGGCGACCCCGCCATTTGGGGCACGCAGGGCACAGAGAGCATCGGCTCGCTCTTTGAGCGCGAGCGCGTCTACTTCGAGAAGGGGGATAACGCCCGCATCGACGGCAAGATGCAGCTTCACAACCGATTCGCGTTTGATGAGAACGGCGTTCCGATGCTGTATATCTTCGATACGTGCAAAAATTTCATCCGCACGGTGCCAAACCTCGTTTACGACGAAAAGGACGTTGAGGACGTGAACACCGAGCAGGAGGATCATATCTACGACATGACACGCTATGTGTGCATGGAGAATCCCATTGCGGCGCGGGTAAATAAGCCGCCGAAGCCGGTCTTGTACGACCCGCTGGACATCAATACGCCGAGCTACGACAGATACGCGTGGTTCCAACACAACTGACAGGAGGGGAAGACATGGCAGGGACAAGAAAATTCCCGCAGACGCAGCAGCAGGCCGACGCGGCTGGCGCTGCTGCGATGTTGGATGCAAAGGCAGAAGCACCGCTTGTAGGCGCATTTCGCGACAGCGACGCGGCGATGAGCAGCGGCGCAGCCATCGGCAGCAAGGAGATCGGTGACGCCGTAGAAACGCTGCAAAAGTACAAGCAGGGCAAGAGCAACTTCGAGAATCGCATCATCAGCGAGGAGAGCTGGTGGAAGCTGCGGCATTGGGAGGATATCCGACGCGGGACGAAAGACGCGGGGGAATCGCCCGAGCCTGCGAGTGCGTGGTTGTTTAACTCAATCATGAATAAGCACGCCGACGCGATGGACAACTACCCCGAGCCCGTATGCCTGCCGCGTGAGCAGAGCGACGAGGAAAGCGCAAAGACGCTTTCGTCCGTGCTGCCGGTCATCATGGAATACAACGAATTTGACAGCACGTACAGCTTCGAGTGGTGGGAAAAGCTCAAACACGGCGTGGCGATCTACGGCGTGTTCTGGGACAAGGAGAAAGACAACGGGCTCGGCGACATCGCCATCGAGGGCATTGACCCGCTGAATATCTTCTGGGAGCCGGGCGTCGAAGACATCCAGAAGAGCCGCAACGTGTTCACGGTGGCGCTCGTCGACCGCGACATTATCGAGGACGAATATCCACAGTTTGCGGGCAAACTCAGCGGCAGCAGCATTGAAACGGCAAAATACGAGTACGACGACACGGTGGACACGAGCAACAAGGTCGCTGTCATCGACTGGTATTACCGCAAGAGGGCCGCCGACGAGCGCACAGTGCTGCACTATGCGAAATTCATCGACGAGGAGCATATCATTTACGCCAGCGAGAATGATCCCGAATATGCGGAGGGCGGCTTCTACGAAGACGGCGAATATCCGTTCGTGTTCGACGTGCTGTTCCCCGAGAAGGGCACGCCCGCGGGCTTTGGCTATACGGCCATTGCAAAGGACCCGCAGCTCTACATCGACAAGCTGTGGGGCAACATCCTCGAAACGTCGATGATGGGCAGCAAGCGCCGGTATTTCGCCAGCGAAAGCCTGAACATCAACGAAGAAGAGTTTCTTGATTGGCGCAAGCCAATCATCCACGTGTCTGGCCAGATCGACGAGAGCAGGCTCCGCGAGGTAACGACGCGCCCACTCGATTCCATCTACGCGAACATCGTGCAGATGAAGATCGACGAGATGAAGGAAACGAGCTCCAACCGCGACGTGTCCAACGGCGGCACGTCCAGCGGCGCGACGGCTGCGGCGGCTATTTCCGCATTGCAGGAGGCGGGCAACAAGGCGAGCCGTGACATGATTTCGGCTTGCTACCGCGCGCAGACGAAGATCGTGAAGCTGTGCATCGAGCGCATGCGGCAGTTCTACGATGCAGCGCGCACGTTCCGCATCACGAATGAAATGCCTTACGAGTATGCGCAGATCGGTGTGAATGAGCTCGGCGATCAGGTGACGGGCGTGGATAGCCTCGGCAATGACCTGTTCCGCAGGCCGGTCTTCGATATCAAGATCAAAGCGCAGAAGAAGAACCCCTTCTCCCGCGCGGAACAGAACGAGCGGGCAAAGGAACTCTATTCGCTGGGCTTCTTCTCCCCCGACAGGGCGCAGGAAAGCATGATCGCGCTCGACATGATGGATTTCGAGGGCATCGACAAGATCAAGAGTCAGGTCAACGAGGGTGCAACGCTTTACAACGTCGTGCAGCAGCAGGGGCAACAGCTTCAGAAGGCGCTTGCGGTCATCCAGCAGCTCACGGGTCAAGATATGGGACTTGGCATGACAGGCGGCACGCAAGGCGGCGGCTCGAAGCGCAAGAGCGGGAGCAGCGGCGGGACGGAAAGCCGCAACGCCGACGCGCAGGGTGCGCAGACGCCTTACATGCAGCAGCTTGCCGAACAGTCTAAGCCGAACATGGACACGGGCAGCAGCGCGGCGATGCCGGGGGTGTAAGTGCATGACGATGGTTCACATCGAGCACGAAATCGGTCGCTACATGATCCTGTGCGAAGGCCATTCGGCGGACGAGAAATGCTGCAACTACATTACTGGCGTGATGTATGCCTTCGGAGGCTATGTGAAGAACATGGAAGCTGAGGGAGAGTGCGAGGTCTATGGCTTCGAGATAGACGAGGGGGCGCCGCGCTTCCTCATCCACTGCGGAGGCGATGAGCGCATCGAGGCGGCATTTCTTGCGGCCTGCATCGGGCTCAAGCAGCTTGAGACCACGAGGCCGGACGCTATCTGCGAGTGCATCGAAGAAAATTAAAAATTTTTTCTCACCCGTGGTGAGACGGAGGAAGCCGCATGTTACGCTTTAGGCGTGCGAGTGGCTTCCTCCTATTCATACGCCCGCGAGGGAGGGTCGGCGTTTTTCTTCATCTTTTCGCCGCTCTCCCCTCCCCTGCGGATGATGGGAAGCGCTGCACGGCCTACACGGAGGGCCGAATATCCGCGATTTGACAAGCAGGAGGGATACCATGAACCTCAAAACCACGCTTCGCGTGATCCTGAGCCTCTTTGACGGCGGCACTGCCGCTGCGGGAGCCGCTGCCGGTGCATCGGGCGGCGCTGAGGGAGGCGCGAGCACACAGGGCGAGACCACGAATGCAAGCTCTTCTCCCACCCGGAAGGGCAAAACGGGCGAATACGCCAACGTCGTGTTCGGCAAGCAGGAGACACCTGATGATACGGGAGCCTCTTCTGGCGAGCCGAAAGGCGAGGGCGTGAAGATGCAGCAGCACGACGCCGGGGCTGCGGAAAAAGGCGGGGAAGACCTCAAAAAGGAGTTCCTTGATCTCGTAAACGGCAAATACAAGGACGTGTACACTGCGGAGACGCAGCGCATCATCAACCGCAGATTTGGCGAAGAGAAGGCCAAAGACCAGAAGATCGCCGATTCGCAGCCCATTATCGACACACTGATGCGCCATTATGGCGTGACGGACGGCGATATGAGTAAGCTGCGTGCGGCTTTTGAGGGCGATGCGGCGCTCAACAGCGTGCTCTACAACGCGGAAGCGGAGAGTATGGGCATGAGCGTTGAACAGTACCGTGAGTATGTACGCATGCAGCAGGAAAATGAGGCGCTCAAACGCCAGGAAGAAGACAGACAGCGCCAGCAGAAAGCCGACGAGACATATAACGACTGGATTCGTCAGGCGAGTGAGCTGGTCGGAACGGCGGACGCGCCGGGAGAGTACCCTGACTTCGACCTCAAGCGCGAAGTTGCGGAGAATCCGCGCTTCATTGCGATGCTGCGCGCTGGCGTTCCTGTAAAAGACGCTTACGAGGTATCCCATTTAGGCGACATTCAGGCTCGCAGCGCGGCGAAAGCTGCGGCGGAGATGGAAAAGCGCGTGATGGACAACGTCCGCGCGAAAGGAATGCGCCCGAACGAGAACGGAACCACTTCCCAGCCGGGGGTCATTGTCAAGAGTGACCCGAGCAAATTCACGAAGGCCGACCGCGCAGAGATCGCAAGACGCGTGCGGCGCGGCGAGCGCATCGTATTCTGATGCCCGCCTAATTTACCGACTGTAAGAAGGGAGACAAAACTCTATGAAGAAGTTCAAAGACATTTTCATTCTGCCCGTTATTCTGAGCCTGTTTGAGGGCCAGACGAACGTGACGACCGATGCCGGTCTCTCGGGCGAGATGAAAACCTACTACTGCGACACCCTGATCGACAACGCCGAACCCGAGCTGGTGCATGACCGATTCGCGCAGAAGCGCAACATCCCCAAGGGCAAGGGCAAGGAGATCGAGTTCCGTAAGTATGATCCGCTGCCCAAGGCCTTGACGCCCATCACCGAAGGCGTGACCCCCAAGGGTCGTAAGCTGTCCATGACCACGCTGACCGCACAGGTCGACCAGTACGGCGATTTCGTCGAGATTTCCGATATCCTCGACCTGACCGCCATCGACAACAACCTGCAGGAAGCGACGGTGCTGCTCGGCTCTCAGGCGGGCCGCACGCTCGACACCATCACCCGCGAGGTCATTAACGGTGGCTCTAACGTCCAGTACGGCGAAGGTCAGGTGACGGGCCGCCATCTGCTCGTTGGCGGCGAGACCACGGGCAACCACTATTTCACGGTGCGTGCCGTCCGCAAGGCGGTTCGCTTCCTGAAAACCATGAACGCCCCGCGCTATGAAGGCTCCTACTGGGCCATCATTCACCCTGACTGTTCCTACGACATTCAGGATGACCCTGATTGGAAGCGCCCGCACGAGTACAAGGACACCAGCAACATCTACGACGACGAGATCGGCAAGATTGCGGGCGTCCGCTTCATCGAGACGACCGAAGCGAAGGTGTTCCACGCCGACGACCTGACCGAAGGCGCACGCGACCTGACCGTCAAGAGCGCATCCGGCAAGGTTCTGACCGTAAACGAGGCAATCACCACTGCTGACGCCGCAAAGCTGGCGGGCCGTGAGGTCGTCATCGGTGGTGCGCTTCTTGAGATCGAAAGCGCCTCGGCTGCGGGTGCTGGCAGCGCGACGATCACGCTGAAAGAAGCGCCTGCTACCACCCCGACGGCGTCGACCGCCATCTATCCGGGCGAAGCCGGTGCGAAGGGCCGCAACGTCTACTCCACCCTCATCATGGGCGCGGAGGCTTACGGCACGACCGAGCTGACCGGCGGCGGCCTTGAGCACATCGTCAAGCCGCTCGGCTCTGCCGGTACGGCTGACCCGCTGAACCAGCGTGCAACCGTCGGCTGGAAGGCAACCAAGGTCGCCGAACGTCTGGTTGAGGCGTATATGATTCGCGTGGAAACGACTTCCACGTTCGATGAGACCCCGCTGACTTAACCACCAAGGGGGCGGCTGTGAACGCCGCCCCCGCCACTGAAACGGAGGAAAGACCGATGAGCGAAGCAAAGAACGCCGTTGCGGCTGTGAACGCCGATCGCGCGGGCGAGGAGTACGTCAGCGTCCGCCTGTTCAAGGACAGCGGCAAGTACAAGGATGACCTGCTGGTGTGCGTGAACGGCGAAAGCTGCCTGATTCAGCGCGGCGTGACCGTGCAGGTCAAGAGAAAGTTCCTGTGGGCCATCCAGAACCAGATGAGACAGGATGCCTCGACCGCGAATCTCATCCAGACGATGAGCAGCGACTACGTTGAGAGCGCAAAGGCCCACAACGCGTAAGTGAATACGACCGCGAGACACGAAAAATGAGTTGCGACACGGCGCAGCAAGGGACGAAAAAAGTCGCTCTTGCTGCGCCGTTTTCCATAAGAGAGGTGACAACATGGTTATTGAAAATGCCTACGCGCTCGAAGAGATCAAGCTCGGGCGCAGGGGCGAGAATCAGGCGCGCAAGGTCGTCTTTGACGTGCTGGAAAAGTGGCGCGAGGGCTACGGCGATGGCGTGGCGAGCCTGATCGTGCAGCGAAATGGCGATGCGCAGCCGTATCCCGTGACATTGGCGGAAGAAGACGGCGCGCTCGTGTGGCTGGTATCGAGCGTTGATACGGCGGTGGCCGGTGAGGGCGCGGCAGAGCTGCGCTATACCGTGGGCGATACCATTGTGAAGAGCCAGATATATAAAACACGCGTGCGCGAAACGCTGGAAGACAGCGGCGAGACACCGCCTCCAGCCTACCAAAGCTGGGTAGATGAGGTTTTGCAGGCGGCGGCGGATGCGGAGACGGCGGTTTCCAAGATGCCCTACGTCGACGAGACCACGGGCAACTGGTTCAAGTGGGACGCCACGGCGGGCGCTTTTTCCGACACGGGCGTTGCCGCGACCGGACCGCAGGGCGAAGTCGGCCCCAAGGGAGATACCGGCCCGCAGGGCCCCAAGGGGGAGACCGGGGCAACCGGCCCCAAAGGAGACACGGGCGCAACCGGCGCGCGCGGCCCCAAGGGAGAGACCGGCGCAACCGGTGCGACGGGGCCACAGGGTCCCAAAGGTGAGACCGGCTCCCGCGGCCCGCAGGGAGAGCAGGGCATTCAAGGCGAGACCGGCCCCGCTGGCCCGCAGGGCGCAAAGGGAGACAAGGGCGATGCCTTTACCTATTCCGACTTTACGGCGGCACAGCTCGCCGCGCTGAAAGGCGACAAGGGCGATACCGGTCCCCAAGGAGAGAAAGGTGACACCGGCGCGACCGGACCGACCGGCCCAGAAGGTCCGCGCGGCCCGCAGGGCGAACAGGGCCCGCAGGGGCAGACGGGCCCGCGAGGCGAGACGGGCCCAGTAGGTCCCAAGGGGGAGACCGGCAGCGGCTTCAAGGTGCTGGGCTATTACGACACGGCGGAAGCGCTGGACGAGGCTAAACTCGCGACCGCGCAGCCGGGCGACGCCTACGGTGTGGGCACGTCAGAGCCATATGACATCTACATTTTAGACGGCACGACCGGCAAGTTCCGCCCCAACGGCCCCTTGCAGGGCGCGAAAGGCGACACGGGTCCCGAGGGGCCGCAGGGTCCGAAAGGCAATCCCGGCGAGACCGGTCCTCGAGGCCCTGCCGGGGCGGATGGTGCCAAGGGCGCAGACGGTGCCGCCGGTAAGGACGGCGTGACGTTCACGCCGAGCATGAGCGACGACGGCGACCTGTCATGGTCGAACGACGGCGGCAAGGCGAATCCTGAGACCGTGAACCTCAAGGGTCCGAAGGGCGACACGGGCGCACGGGGTCCTGCCGGTGCTGACGGCGCGAAGGGAGATACCGGCCCCGAGGGGCCAAGGGGACCGCAGGGAGAGCAGGGCCCGCAGGGCAAGACTGGCCCGCAAGGTGAAACCGGCCCGCAAGGCCTGACGGGCCCGCAGGGCCCTGCCGGGGTGGATGGCGTGAAAGGTGCGGACGGCGCAAAAGGCGCAACCTTTACGCCTGCTGTGTCCGCGGCGGGAGACCTGAGCTGGACGAACAACGGCGGGCTTGCGAATCCCGCGACCGTCAACCTCATGGGCCCGCAAGGCCCGCAGGGTGAGAAAGGCCCGCAGGGTGAGAAAGGCGCGACCGGCGCGACCGGCCCGCAGGGCCCCGCTGGCCCCGTCAATATCCCCTCCACCACCTCTCTCATCAAGGGCAATGGCTCGGGCGGGCTGGCGGCGGCGACGCGTGGAAGCGACTATATCGCGAGCGGCAACATCGTCAAGCAGACGTTGGTGGCATCGGAGAGCACGCCCACCGAGAACTACGCTATTAACTGGGTGTACGGTTAAGGAGGCGCGGAGATGGAGATTTACATCAAAGATGAGCGCGGCGAGAAGCACATGGTCAAGGCTGTGTACGTTTTCAAGGACGGTGCACCTGTGCACATCAAGGAAGGTACGCCGCTGCACTACGCCGTGATCGAGTACGCGCGGCTGCGCGGGCTGTCTGTGGAGGTGCGCGCATGAGACACAAAACACTCGTCAACGGCATGGCCTACGAAGTGAAGGGCGGGAAATGCCTCGTCAACGGCACTGTATACAGCATCAAGAAGGGCAGGACGCTTATTAACGGAACGGGGTATGACATTAAATTTCAAAATGGGTACACGTGGGTGCTGAACAATAGCTATACAACGCCAAGCAGTACCCTAAAAGAATTTGACACACCCGCGTTTACCTCAAACGGCAATAAATATTCAGTATTCAAGATATATGGGTGGGAGTGGATTAAGCCCGGAATTTATTACGACAATACGCGAGTAAATGACGGATACGGTTTTACTGATGAAGCTTACCGCACTATCACCTTTGACGAAGCCCCCACGGGCGACCTCTTAGCATGGCTGCAAGCAAACGCTGTGCAACAGTAGAAAGGAGTACACATGAGCATCTACATCAAAGTCAACAACACGGAATACCCCGCAGCGGTCAACGGCAACCTTGTTGACCGCAACTGGAACGGCCGTGATACCAAAACCATCTATCTGACCATGTCCTACGATGCCGTAGTGGCACTGTTGCCCGACAATACGCCGTGGAGCATTGTGCAGCGCGAGACGCAGGACGTGCTGGACGAGCAGGGCAATCCCACGGGCGAGACCGAGGAGGTCGTCAACGAGTGGGACAACAGCATGTACAGCCTGAGCGGGGCGATCACTGACCACCGCAACGGTACTGTGTCTATCAAGATGGGCAAGCCCACGGAGACGGAGAACGCCAAAGCGACCGTTACCGCCCTTGCGGGCGCGCCGGTCACATACGCCCGTGCGGTGGAGCTGCGGCCCATCATCGAGCAGGCGGCGGTCAGCCTGAGCGACGGCGAGGCGGCGACTGTGCCCGAGCTTATCACGGCATGGGCGTATCCTGTTGCTTACGCGGAGGGCGACCGCAGGAGCTACGGCGGCAAGGTGTACAAGTGCCGTCAAGCGCACACCTCGCAGGAGGATTGGAAGCCGAGCGCAACGCCCGCGCTGTGGGTCGTGATCGACGTTGCGCACGCGGGCACGCAGGATGATCCAATCCCCGCAAGCCGCGGCATGGAGTACGAGTATGGCAAGTACTACCTCGACAGCGAGGACGGCAAGACGTACCTCTGCGAGCGTATCGGCGAGGCCGCCGGCGGGAAGATCGTCTTGCAGTATCTGCCACACGAGCTTATGGGGCAGTATTTCACGGAGGTCTAATGTATGAAAATGCTGAAAGCGATCCGTGACGCGGACGCGCTGCGGCCTAACAAATTGAGCACGCCGCGCAAGGCGGAAATTCTCATGGTGCTTGAGCACCGAATTGCCGAGATGATGGGGGCGGAAGCCCCCGCCATCAAAGTGAGCGTGGAGGATGACACCGCGAGCGTCGAGGATATGGAATTGCTGCTGCCGGACGGGCACAACGAGTGTTACCACCTATATCTGGCAGCGCAGCTCGACGCCTACAATCAGGACAGCGCGCTCTATGCCAACGACCACGCCATTGCCAACGAGGCGGTGGCCGATGCTATGGCATGGTGGCGGCGCGAGAACCGAAAAGAGAGCAAGGGCAACTGGAAGGTGTGATGACAAGTGCCGACGACATTTCAGCTGGTGGAGACGACTTTCCCGAATGGGGAAGGCAAAGACACGCAGGAGCAGATCAACGGGGTCTATGACTACCTTTTCGTGCTACTCGAACAGCTGCGGTATACGCTCTTCAATCTGGATGGGAGCAACATCAATCAGAATGCACTGAGCGAGTTTATCAAGGATATTTCCGAGCCGATCTACGCCAAGATCGAGGATACGGACAAGAATGTAAATGAAATTTCCATTACAGCAAAAGGATTAGATGCTCGACTTAGCGACGCCGAGGGGAACATCACGCAGCTTTACACAACGGCAAAGGGCTTGCAGGTAAGTGTTTCAAACCTTGACGGCGCGATCACTAACATCAAGACCGACGTGAACGGCCTGCGAGCGACGGTGAGCGGGAAGATCGATGCGACGCAGGCGCAGAGCATCTTTGACCAGAGCGCCGAGGGCTTCACGCTGGGCGCGACGAGCGGCGAGAACGGCACGATCTTCAAGCTCAATTACAACGGCGTACAGGTGGCGAGCACGGGCAGCATTGATCTGTGCGTGGATGCAGTGAACATCTATGGCACGCTGACAGCGACGGAGATTGAAGGGGACAGGATCACCGTGCGCAATGATGAGGGACGACGCTGTGGGGACATCTACACGGAGTACGCCAGCACGGCGGACTACAAAATGACGCTCGAGAGCAAGGCGATGGAGTTGAACGCGACGAGCGGAAACCTGTATCTGTCGGGGAATAACGGAAGATCAGCGCTCAATTTCGACTACGACTTCATTGATTGCCGCGGCGATTTCGCCCCGAATGCAGATAACCGGTACAATCTTGGTGCGCCGAATTTCGTTTGGAGCGCGATCTATTGCAGCACGAACGAACTGAACGGGTCCGACCGAAACATCAAGAACAGCATTGAGGCGCTGCCGGAGAAGTACGTGCGCATGCTTGAGCTCGTCGAGCCGAAGCGCTACAAGCTGAACAGCGGCACGAGCGGGCGCTTCCACACCGGCTTCATCGCGCAGGAGGTAGAGGCGGCGATGCAGAAATGCGGGATCACGTCGCAGGAGTTCGCGGGCTGGGCGGCGGCCAAGCGCAAGGACGGCAGCGAGACCTATTTTCTGCGGTACAGCGAGTTCATTCCGATCCTGTGGGCGAAGGTGCGCGAGCAGGAAGAACGGCTGAAACGATTGGAGGAATCAGCATGAATGAAAAGATCAAGCAGGAAGCGGCGCACGCGATGCGCCTGATCGGCATTTTGAACGTCAACGGGGATGCCGTCGATGTGGTGGCGGCGGTGCGGCAGTCGCTTCGCAACATCGCCATGATCTGCGACGGCACGGAAGCACCGGAGAAGAAAGAAAGCGAGGGGCCGGATGAGACTGCCTGAGATCACGGCATATACGAACCGGCGCGTGCAGCAGGAGAAATTCGGCGGCATTAACCACACGTTCGGTGCGGCGGGCGGCGAACTCTACGACATGAAAAACCTGTCGGCGCGATACTTCCCGCTTCTTGCTCCACGTGCGCGGCGCTATACCGTCCGCAAGGGTATGGGCAAGGCGAACGGCATTTTCAGTGCGGGCAAGCTATACGAGGTGTACGGAACGAAGCTCTACATCAACGGTGAAGAGAAGACGACGGTCGCAGACAGCGAAAAGACTTTCTGTGCACTGGGCGAGCGCGTGCTCATCTTCCCCGACAAGATCGTGTGCGAAAAGGACGGCACGATCAAGCCGATGGAGGCGAGCTACGCCGCGGCGGGGCTGAAATTCGGGAATGGCACGTATGCCGACGAAAAGGCGGCAGCAAACAGCATCACGACGACCGGCGCGGCGTTCCCGTTCAACGTGGGCGACGCCGTGACGATCTCGGGCTGCACAAAGGAGACCTACAACAACCGCACACCCATCATCCGGGAGATCAGCGCGGACAAAAAGACGCTGCGCTTTTATGAAAACACCTTCCGCCTGCCAGACGGGCAGGAGAGCATCACAGAGACCGGAACAGTCACGCTCAAGCGCAGCGTTCCCAATATGGACTTCGTCTGCACGAACGAAAACCGCGTATGGGGGTGCAAGGGCGACAGCATCTTTGCTTCAAAGCTCGGTGATCCGTACAACTGGAACGTGTTTGACGGACTATCCACGGATGCGTTCAGCGTGGAGAGCGGCACGGCGGGAGCATTCACGGCGTGCGTGAGCTACCTTGGCTACCCGTGCTTTTTCAAAGAAGACAAAATATTCAAGATGTACGGCACGATTCCGACAAACTTCCAACTCATGTCAAGCGCGGTGCTCGGTGTGATGAGGGGCAGTCACAAGAGCCTCGCCGTGGCGGGTGAAACGCTCTATTACCTCTCGAAGGTCGGCATCATGGCGTACAGCGGCGGCATGCCGCGCTGCATCTCACGCGCGCTGGGTGATGATGTGCGCTTCTCCGACGCGGTGGGAGGAAGCGACGGCCTCAACTACTACGTGAGCCTGAAAGAGGATGGCAAGGCGGCGTTGTACTGCTACAGCAGCGAGAATGGCGTGTGGCATAAGGAAGATACGCTTGCCGTGGTGCAAATGGCCTACTCGGGCGGTATCATGGCCTTAGTAGACGGTGGGTGCGTGCTGCTGGGGAACCCGGCAGATATCCCGACCGGCGCAACACGCGAGGGCGCTGTTATTAGCGAGGCGGAGTTTGCCGACTACGACGGCGGATCGTTTGACGCGAAGCACGTGCAGCGCGTGCGGGCGCGGCTGGAATGCGAAAAGGGCGCAACGGTCGTGTTCCTTGTCAAGTTCGACGGCGGCGCGTGGGAAGAAGTCGACCGCTGCGGGGCACAGGAGAAAGACGTTTTCACGCTCAACTGCCCGATCCGCCGCTGCGACCACTTTAGATTAAAAATCAAAGCCACAGGAGAATACCGGCTCTATGCGCTCGAGTACGAATACGTGACGGGCGGCAGAAAGTGAGGGGACAATGGCAGATAATTTCAAACACAAGAATACAGACCTGACGCTCATCAACGATTCTGGCGACCTTGATCTCATCCGGCAGTATACCGAGGCCTACAACAAGGCATATGCCGAGGGAGACAAGGCGGGCCAGCAGGCGGCGCACGACGCGGCGGAGAAAATCCGTGCGAAGTACGACTATTCCGGCGGCGTGGACGGCAGCGAGTACATCAAACTCGGCACGGGCGCGAGCCCTGCAAAGGCTGACACGAGCTGGCTCGATAAGCTGGGCGACAGCAGCTACAACTACGATCAGAGCGGACAGATCAGCGCAAAGCTCGACGCGCTGCTGAATCGCACGCCGTTTTCCTACGACGCGGCGAGCGACCCGCTCTATCAGCAGTATCGCAAGCAGTACACGCGCGAGGCAGACCGCAGTGCTGAGGATGTGCTCGGCAAGGCGGCAGTGATGACGGGCGGGATGCCGTCCACGGCGGCGGTGGCAGCGAGCCAACAGGCGAGCGACTACCAGATGAGCCAGATGACGGACAAGATTCCCGAATTACAGCAGCTTGCCTATAGCATGTATCAGGACGGCTTGAATGCTGACCGCGCCGACCTGAATACGCTCATCGGCCTTGAGGACAACAACTACAACCGCTGGCTGGCTGACCGCAACTATCTTTACCAGCTTGCGCGCGATCAGGTGGGCGACCAGCAGACGGCGGATGCGCTGGCGTATCAGAAGCAGCAGGACAAGCTCAACTATAACTACCAGAAGGAACGCGACGCCATCGAGGACGCACGCTATAATGCGGAATGGCAGTATAAATTGCAGCAGGCCGCGCAGCAGGCCGCGAGAAGAAATACCCGCGTCAGCACCACGCCTACGGGCGGCGGCGAGGCGGATTATGATGGCTTGTTCGCAGCGGCGCAGGCAAGCGGCTATCCCAAGAGCTTTATCTCCAACAACTATAAGAAGTACGGCTTTTCCTCTTCAAGCAGTTTGTATGACGATTATGAGAGCTGGCTCGAGGGGCAGGGCGGCGGCAGCGGAAGCGGCAGCAGCGGCAAGACACTGCCGCAGGGTCAGTTTATTGCTCTACTGAGCGGATTCAACACGTCGCTGAAAAACGGTGAAGGCGAGCGTATCCTTTCGACGCTCGACAAGGCATGGCCGCTGATGACGAGTGATCAGAAGGCAGAAATGCAGAAGCTGCTGACGCAGTACGGCTATTCCTACGAGGAGGGCTAAATGGGACGATTAGTAAAAGCGAATCCGGAAGTGGAAGCGAGCAAGGGCCAGACGACGGTTGTTGGAACCGGCACGCACGGCAGGCTTGTGAGAACGGGGGATGTGCAGCGCACATCCCCTACGGGCAATGTGGTGCAGAAGAAGCCGACAGTGCAACCGAGCAAGGCGGCAACGATTCCCGCAAAGGCGAGCAGCCCCATGTTCCGCACGCGGCAGAATGTCGTGACGCCAAAAAATCAAAGCGCGCTTGCGCAGAATCTTACGCAGGGGGCCTTACAGAAGAAGGACGCGAAGAACTACCAGAGCAAAGAAGCGTTCGAACAGCACGTGCAGGACGTTAAGACACCGACGGTCACGCAGCGCGTCGGCGATACCGTCAAGGGCGCGGCGAAAACCTATGGTGCGGGTGTCACGAACGCCGTCGGTTTGGCGCAGACCGGAAGCGGCTTGCAGCGCCGCGGCGAAGCTGAGAAAGAAATTGCGCTGTGGGATCAGGATATCAAGGCACAGCGCGACGTGCTGGCAGACCCCAGCAGCACTGAGAGCGAGCGCGAAACGGCACGCACCGTCATCGCGAATCTGGAAGCGCGCAAGGCCGCGTATCGGCAGGCTTACGGCATCGGCGGCGAGGTTGAGCGCACGGCGGGCGCAATCTACAAGGCTGCTGACAGGCTGGCCGACAGCGGCGCAAAAGATATCAACAAGGCGAAAAGTGGGCTGGGCAAAGTCGGGCAGCTTGCCGTTGATGCGGGTGTTGCAGGCACACAAATGGCAGAAGATATTGCATTATCGCCCTTTATGTTTGGAACAGCACTTTTCCCTATGGCCATTCGTAGCATGGGCAGTGGCGCGCAGGAGGCGCGCAGACAGGGCGCAACGCACGAGCAGCAGGTAAACTATGGCTTTGCAAGCGGCGCGCTCAGCGTGGCGACCGAGAAGATCGGCAACGCGGCAGCGCCGTTCAAAAAGATGTTCGGTAAGGGCTTCTTGGATGATGTCATCGAGCGCACGATGCAAGGGCTCAACAGCAGCGCGGCGGGCAAGATTGCGCTGTCGTTCCTCGAAGAGGGCGGCGAGGAAGCCATTGAAGACCTCATCCAGCCTGCTTTGCAGATGATCTATAACGGGAAGACGCTCGGCGGGAGCTATAGCGAGCTGGAAGCATCGGAAATTCTGAACGACTTCCTCGTCGGCGGTATCCTCGGCGGGCTTGGCGGTGGCGTGGAAGCCATCGGGAACCGCGGCGGGCGCTATTATGATAGCCGTACCGAACTGCCGAAGACGCAGACGGAGACGCGCAGCGACGCGGAAATCGTGAACGGTATTGCCGACCGGCTCTTTGCCCGTTATGACAGCATGATCGGCGAGAGCGGGCGCAAGGCGATCCGCGGCTCGTATCAGGAGGGCAAGGACACGGCGGAGCACGTGAAGGACTTTATCCCTGCCTACAATGCGGGCGTGGAGGGCAAGGCGAACCCGAACCCGACGAATGAGACGGCCTATGCAGGCTATGTCGCAGGGCAGAACGACGCGAAGAAAGCGGCAGGAACGGGCGAGCACATTGACAGCCGCACGAAGGAAAACGTATCGGGCAGAAACGTGAACGCTTTCCAGTTCGACCACCCAGAGCTGCACAGTTATTACAGCGCGGCGGCAGAGCAGCTCTCCGGTATCGCGGATATAAGCCTTTCGCGCGGACAGCAGAAGGGCGCGCGGCAGCGGACGGCAAACGGATACCAGAGAAACAATCAGATATTCGAGACCCCCGCCATGCGAAAGGCAATGAACGAGGGTCTGACGCGCACGCAAATCATTGATGCAGCGCAGCGCATCATCAACGATAACGGGCAGGAGAATGTCAAAGCGGCGAAAACACTCGAGATCGTGCTTGACGACATGCTAACGAATGGGTACACTGCTGTTGATGGAACGGCGGTTGCCCCCAATACGGATTATATTGCAGCAAAGCAGCAGATCGCAGGCGCAGAGGTGCAGGCGGCCGGCTTTGACAAGTATGTAACTGACAACCGCCTTGCCCTCGAGACAGGAGATGTGACAATGGACGAGCTGCGCACGGAATATGCGCAGCAGGAAGGAGCCGAACATGGAGAAGCAGTACATTTACGCAACGGCAGCGAACGGGATAACGGTGCGGATCCCCGCGGAGAAGTACGAGGCGTGGAAGAAGGCGCAGGACGAAATCCGGGCCGGAAGGAAGGGCGACACTTCGCAGACAGCGAAGCAGCTTCGCTCGATTATGGAGAAAAAGTAAGCACTGCGAGCTTCGGCATCGGCAGAGGCGCATTCAATGACAGCGTCTATCTTGTGAAGAACGAGACGGCGGAAATGCGCAAGGCGAAGGACCTCGCCAAAGAGCGCGGTCTGCGCGTGACGTTCTTTGCCGGAAATAATCTGACGTTCCGTGACAAGAGCGGGAAAACGTTCCAGGTGCGCGGCTACGTTTCAGGTGACCGCGTATTTATCCGTGCGGATCATCCGGAATTTACGTCGTACCAAATCATGCGGCATGAGGCCGGACATGATATGATCGCAAAGGGCGAAGTCGATTTGAACGAGGTACGCACGCGCATCGATAAGACCTTTACCGGCGGTGAGGTCGACTCCCTCTGCACGGCGTATGCAGACGCTTATGCCGGCACCGAAATGACGGCGCAGGAAATTTGGGAAGAGGTGGTTTGCGACAGCCTCGGCGATATGAACATTTTCGCCGACAGTGAGATCAGCGATGCGGCAGCGTTTCTTCTTGCGCATATCAAGGTGGAGAGCGAAACCGTTGCGCAGGAAAGCACGCGTGCGCCGCCAAGCAAAATAAATGGCAGGGCGAGCATTGAAGAGGCTGCCGATGGCAAAAAATATGTCCGCGCCGACAGACAGGTCATTTTTGGAAATGACCCGCAGAGTTGGAGCGAACAGCTGGAAGACTATATTAACGGGAAAATCCGCCGTGGACAAGACGTTAAGCTTATCGGAGCGGATGGCGACGAATTGGTCCTGACTGCGACCTCGGCAGGGAAACTGAGCGACAACCACACCAGCGATGGGCGTACTATGAGCGAGGCGGCATTTGAGCGAAAAGTAAATGCAGCATCGCATATTGACGAGTTGGCGCAGGTTTCTGTCAAGGGGGACAGGAACGTTGTAGATCATAACAGTCGACATGGAGACATGGCAAGTAGCGGTTGGAATTATCGCACGGCGTTTTTCAAAGACTTTGACGGGAAATATTACAAGGTTACGATATCGACGGCGCAGAGCGCAGACGGTAAGATGATCTATAATATTGGGCAGATGCAAGAAAGAAGCATCCCCCAAATTAATGGCTCTTCCGCTGCGGACAGCGGCGCTCTGCGAGGGAATGCTTCTGTAGATAGTCTATCTCGTGGCGTACAAAATGTCAAGCTGAAGTTCAGCATGGAAACGCCGGTCGAAGAGACTGACAAACTGATCGCCGTCCACAACAAGGATGAGGCCAGCATCATGTCCGCGCTGAAACTGGGCGGCCTGCCCATGCCCTCTATCGCCATTGTAAAAGTCAGGGACGGGCACACCAAGTACGGCCCCATCTCCCTTGTGTTCAGCAAGGACACCATCGACCCGCAGCTATTCCGCGCCAACAAGGTGTACGGTGGCGATGCCTGGACGCCGACAGCTCCGCGAGTAGATTACCCCGTGAACAGCAAAAAGGCATCCCAGGTGGAGCACGAGCTGCACCGGCTGGCCGGGGATGTCTCCGTGGCCGGGGGCATCTTCGGGAACAGCGCCGCCCTGCGCTCTATGGGCATCGACAACACCAGCACCAGGAGCACGGCAGAGCTGGCGGAGAAGCTGGCCTCCACGGACACGGTGCGGGCGGCCTATCTGGCAGACCAGGGCAAGAGTCTGGAGCCGGTGAAGATGGACAAGGTGTGGGACAAGTTCGGTAACGACACCCTGCAAAAGGTGGTTGACCGCCTGGGCGTGAACACGCTGGCTGAAATCGAGGCCAACCTGGAGACCGGTGAGAGCGTGAAGGACGCCCTGGGCGAGAATGCCGAGGTCATCCGCGACATTCTCCGGGACTACTACCGGGAACAGGGCGAACCCATGCTCCGCAGAATGGCCGTCAAAAGGCATTGGACCGACGCGGAGATCAACGAAAGACGGCAGAACCGCATCGACAATTCCATGGACGGCGTTTCCATCTTCACCCTGGAGGACATCGTTCACCACGCATGGGATATGTACCAGGACGGCGGCGCGACCAAGGGCGAAATTGACCGGATGGCTACCTCTAACGCTCTGCGCAGCTCCGTGGATGACCACGCCGTTGAGGAGTGGATTGCCGGGAAGCTGGACGGCCTGCTGGGCGAGGCGGGCAGCTACAATGGCTAGGCCCCCTACACCCCCTCCGGCAATCTCCGCAGTTTCTCGCAGCTCCACTATGCCTACACCCTGGAGAACATCGTCAAGGCGATGAAGGAGGGCCAGGAGGAGCGCGGCGGCAGCACCTGGGGCGCAAGCGCCAAGACCCTGCAATCCGTGGCGACGCCGGAATACCGCAGCATCCAGGAGATCAAGGCGGACAGTGGGCGGCTGGGCATGGACGAGGGGACCGAGTATGAAGCAAAGCTCCAGGCCATTGATGACCAGATCGGCAGCATCATCACGAAGATCAAGCAGGGAAACAAGGCTCATTCCGACAATTCCTTCGTCGAGAGCGACATCATCGGCAGCATCCTGATGGAAACGTCCAAGGGCAAGAGGACGGTGGACGCTATCATGCGGGCCTTCTCCAAGGAGGGGTACAAAATCAGCAGCCAGACGGCCCAGGACATCCAGGCCGTCTACCAGGAGGCGGCGGAAATGCCCACCGGCTACTTTGAGGCCAAGCCCCAGCGCGCCGTTGGGTTTGACGAAGTTTTGGCAGCGGTGATCCCGGACAACAGCAGCGACCGTCTGAAAGCCGCATTGCAGGATGCCGGGGTCAACACGGTGGAGTATATCGCCGGAGATGAGGCGGACCGTTTGGAAAAAGTCAACAGCGTGGATGACGCAGCATTCTCCCGCGAGATCCCTGAGGCAAACTACGAAGCGTTGAAAGAGAAGTACGGATATATCCCGGCGGGTGAGCGTGCATACCGCGAAGTGCAGGTGCCGAAGAAGACGGCGGATGACAAATACGTCAGCCGCACAATCCGCACGGTGCTGGAAGCAAAGGCCACGCCGGACGCAATGATACCGACGTTGGAACGAATGGTGGCAAAAGGAGATTTCTCCTACGACCGCTATACGGACAAGCAGGCCATTAGTGACGCAGAAAGCCGCATAAAAACCGAGGGTTGGCAAAAGACCCTGAACAAGTGGAAAAGTTCAACCAAAGAGGGAATCAGCAAGGAGAATACGGCGATTGGCTGGGCGCTCTACAACAATGCGGCAAACAGCGGTAATGTGGAGACAGCTATCGATGTGCTCGACACCATCGTAAAGCGCCAGAGAAATGCGGCGCAGGCGTTGCAGGCGACGCGGCTGCTCAAGCAGCAGGACCCCAGTACGCAGCTTTATGCGGCGCAGCGCAGCGTGGAGAACTTGACAGAAGATCTCAAAAAGCAGTACGGGGAAAAGGCCCCTGATCTGAAGATTGACCGCGACCTCGCTGAGAAGTTCCTGAACGCAAAGGACGACGACGCGCGCACCGAGGCGATGAAAGAAATCTATCGTGATATCGGCAGACAGATGCCGAGCCGATTCATTGACAAATGGAACGCTTGGCGCTACCTTTCGATGCTTGGTAATCCACGCACGCATGTGCGCAACATCGTTGGCAACGTAGGATTTGTTCCTGCTGTCACGGTAAAGAACGTTATCGGCGCAGGCATTGAGAGCGCTGCGAACGCGGTGAGCGGCGGCAAAGTCGGACGCACGAAGGCAATCCTGACGACGAAGGACGCAGGGCTTATCAAGGCGGCATGGAGTGACTATGCCAACATTCGCGAGCAAGCTCTCGGTAGCGGCAAGTACAATGATAATGTCAATGTGCGACAGGAAATCGAGGAAGGGCGCACGATCTTCAAACCGAAACTGCTGGAAGCGATGCGCAAATTCAACGGCACGGCGCTGGATGCAGAAGACGCATGGTTCTCTAAGCCGCATTACGCGGCGGCGCTGGCGCAATTCTGCAAAGCAAATGGCATTACCGCGGAGCAGGTCGCTGGCGGGAAAGGCATTGGAGCGGCACGCGAATACGCGATCAGAGAGGCGCAGAAAGCGACCTATCGAGACACCAATGCGTTTTCACAGATGATCTCCGATCTCGGCAGATACCGCGGGGATAACAAGATGAAACGCCTCGGAAGCACCCTCGCCGAAGGAATCCTGCCGTTCCGCAAGACACCAGCCAACATTCTGGTGCGCGGCGTGGAATACAGCCCTATTGGTTTCCTCAAAAGCATAAGCTATGACCTTGTGCAGGTGCAGAAGGGTAATATGCAGGCGACCGAAATGATCGACCGGGCCGCCGCCGGACTGACCGGCACGGGGCTGATGATGCTCGGCCTTTATATGGCGAAAGAGGGCATTCTTCGCGGCAGCGGCGGTGATGACGAGAAGAAGAAAAAGTTCGACGAGCTGCAAGGACATCAGGAATACGCACTGGAGCTGCCAAATGGCACGAGTATTACGCTGGATTGGCTTGCGCCGGAAGCGCTTCCGTTTTTCGTTGGGGCAAACCTTTACGAGCAGATGCAGGCGAACAACGGGTATCTCACTATGAGTGATATGCTTCAGGCAGCAAGCAACGTGACGGACCCGCTTCTTTCCATGAGTTGTCTGCAAAGCCTGAACGACGTTTTTGACGCGGTGGGGTATGCGTCCTCCGGGGACACAAACGCACTAACCAGTGCGGTAGCAAGCGCGGCGACGAGTTATTTGACGCAGGGTATCCCGACGGTCTTCGGGCAGGCGGAGCGCACGGGCGAAAGCGAGCGCATGACGACCTATACGGATAAGAACAAATTCCTGACGCCGGATATGCAATATGCGCTCGGCAAGGCCAGCGCGCGTATTCCGGGCGTTGACTACGGGCAGATTCCCTTTATCGACGCATGGGGGCGCGCGGAAAACTCCGGAGGCGTGGCCGCGCGGGCATTTAACAATTTTGCGAATCCCGCGTATACCTCGAAGGTAATCGACAGCAAAATGGAAGATGAATTGAGCCGCCTATATGAGGCGACCGGTGAGGCCAAAGTCCTGCCGCAGCGCGCACCGAAATCTTTTACCGTGAATAAGGAAAACAAACAGTTGACCGGCGAGGAATACGTCAAGTACGCCACAAAGCGCGGGCAGACTTCCTATAAGATCGTCAGCGATCTCACGGGACTTGCGAGCTATAAGTCCATGAGCGACGGCGATAAGGCAGATGCCGTTGCAAAAGCCTACGAATATGCCAACATCGTTGGGAAAATGAGCGTGAGCAATTACCAAACGGACGGGTGGGCGGCAAAGGCCATAGATACCGTCAAAAAAACGGGCGTTTCAGAAGCCCAGTATATTGCGCTCTATCTGGCAAAAGGCGGGATCGAAAGCCTGAAGGACAAAAACGGTGATACCATCAGCAACAGCGAGGGCTTGCAGATCATGGAGCTTGTTTATCAGCAGAAGGGGCTTTCCGATAAACAGCGTGCAGCCCTCTTTGAGGACTTCGGCGTCGGAAAGAGCATTCGCCATTGGAACCGCGCGCGGGTGGACGAGCAGCTTGCAATCATGAGGAAGAAAGCGGCGTAAAGAAAAAGAACCTGTCGGATGCCCGACAGGTTCTTTTGCCCCGTGGTGAATTTGCGGAGGCGGCATGATAGGCTCAATGGAGAACACCATAAAAATAAGGGGGGCGTGAAAAATGGATAATGCAAAGCACTACGATGACGCAGAGATCGCGCTGATCGAAAGCCGATGCAAGAGCAATACGCATCGAATCAATGAGTTGCAGGAGCACCAAACGGCGCTTGACAGGCTGGCAACGTCGGTCGAAGTGCTGGCTACCAAGCAGGAGACCGTCGAGGGCGATGTCAAGGAGATCAAAGAGGACGTAAAAGCCATCACGGGCAAGGCAGGGAAACGGTGGGACAGTCTGGTCGACAAGGCTCTCGCGGCGCTGGCGGGCGCGTTTATCGCGTGGCTGCTGGCAGAGGTGGCCTTATGAAGAAGCTGAGAAAGCGGGACAAGTACGTCATCGCGGCAGTGCTCAACCTCTGCTGGTACTGCATTGCGGTGCTCGCATTGACCGCACATGACAAGGTAGTGCCGGACAGCCTGACCGTCGCGTGGTTCGCCGCGTGGACGGCAGAACTCGGCCTGCTGGCGGGAATCAAAATCAAAGGAAAGGACGAATAACATGGAACTGATTCGCAAAAGACTGGCAAACCTGATGAGCGTCAAAAGCCTCGTGACGCTGGTGCTGACGGGAGTATTTGCGTACATGGCCGTCACGGGCAACATCTCGCAGGACTTTATGACGATCTATGCGGTCATCATCGCGTTCTACTTCGGCACGCAGAGCCAGAAGGCACAGGACGTGATTGACGGTAAGGGTGACGGCGATGTATCACAGTAGGGACATCGCCGACCTGCGGGCGGACGTGCGCGCAAACTGCGTCATTTTCCTCGACCTCTGCAAGGAGGCGGGGCTTCCGGTTCTGGTGACGGAGACGGTACGAGATGACGAGTATCAGCGCTATCTTGCCGCGAACGGCTACGCGGCAAAGACCGCGACGCGCCCGACGTTTCACGGCGTCAAGGCCGGGCTTGCGTTCGACATCTGCAAAAACGTCAAGGGGCATGAGTACGACGATCCGTCGTTCTTCGCCCGCTGCGGGCAGATCGGCAAGCAGGTCGGCTTTTCGTGGGGCGGCGACTGGAAGAAATTCCCGGACAAGCCGCATTTCCAGTGGGACGACCATATGCGATACACAGGGAGCATGATCTTGGCGGGCAAGTACCCGCCGGAAATGGAGGAGTACATGGATCAGGCAACGTTTAACAAGATGATGGACGCTTACCTTGCGCAGCAGCGGACAAAACCGGTTTCGAGCTGGGCAAAACCTGTGTGGGATGCGGCAAAAGAGGAAGGCATCACAGACGGCACGGCTCCACAAGCGTTTATCACGCGGCAGGAAGCCATGACGATGATCCAGAGAGCGACAAAATAACGGTGCCCGATTTGGGCACAGGAAGGAGCGGGCGGCGAAAGCCCACGCGCAAGCGCCTCTGCAAGCCCTACACGGGCATGGACAGTCAGCACAAGCAGATCCGCGCGGAACTATCCGCGATGGCTCCGAAGCGGGCCGTGGCATACGTTTTATCCTTCGAGCTGCCGCCGTCGGAGGCGGCGTGTATTATTGAATGCGACGTGCGGCAGAAAAGCTGCGTGCAGGTGGCAATGGAGCGAAGCCTGTCTGTTGATGCAGTGAAAAAATACCGCCGGCGCGCATACCAGAAAATTGCATCAGAAGTCTATGAAAAAAGAAACGGCCCCACCGAATAAACGGTGAGGTCATTTCTTTTGTGTAAAAACAGGCCGGGAATGACCTGCAAAATTAAAATATCATGTTTCATGTGAAAAGGCAAGGGGAATCGTTCGACGGGTTTCGACGCACTTTTCATACACTTTACGGACGCTTTTGAGCGCCCGTTTTTTTGTACGATGAAAGCAACAAAAGGAGGTGCGCGCATGGACCAGTTTGCAATCGCCGGATACAGCGGCGGAAATTGCATGATGTGTGTTATCGACAACGGTGATATTTTCCAGACCGACTATTTCGGCAACCGCCAGCAGCTCATCGGCAAGACCGCTTCGGCATACGCCGAGCTGGAGGCCACCACGCAGCAGTATTACGACAAGCTCGTTGAGCTCGGCATCATCACTCCGCCAAAGACGCAGGAGGAGCTAATGGGCGAAATGCAGTCGGCCATGAGCGACATGGCTGCGGTCATCAAAAATCTGACCGATCAGGTAAAGGAGCTGAAGGAAAATGGACCTCAAGCAACTCTTAGCGGCAGCGGCGAGAATGTTTCCCAGCGCCGACCTGCAAGGCGCGGCGGAGAAAGCGGAGCAGGCGATCAGCGGGACGGTTGACACGCTGGAGGGCGTGCAGAGCACGGCGCGCAGGCTCGGCATTGATCCTGGTATCGCCGACAGCCTATATTCGCGCTACGGGCGCACAATGCAGGCGAAGGCCCTGTGCGGGCTTCTCGGCACGACCCCAGAGGCTTTACGTTCCGATGCCAACAAGATACTTGGCGGCGTACAGAACGCCTCACAGTCCCCGCAGAAGGGCAAGACGGGGCGCTCAACCAAATTCCCCCGGCTGAAATAGCCGTTGGAATAATTTTTGAGGAAAGGAGAATGCACTATGAACAACGATCAGAGCACCGGCATGAGCTGGCTTGCGGTACTGTTTATCATCATCGTCATCGCGGCGCTGTTTGGCGGCTTTGGCAACGGCTTTGGCTTTGGACGCGGCAATATGCCGTATCCCGTCAATGACACCGGCTGCAACCGCGTGAGCAACTGCGAGGTCGAAAAGCAGGGGATCATCGACACGTCCCGCACGCAGTATCTCATCGAGCAGCAGAGCAACGACACGCGCATGGCAATCAACGCCAGCACTGAGGCGATCACCAGTCAGGCCAGCCGCATCTACGAGCAGCGCCTGCAGGAGACCATCTTCGACCTCAAGATGGAGAACCAGAACCTCAAGAACGGCATCTTCACCAAGGAGCAGACAGACGCCCTGGCGGCGAAGATCTCCGATTGCTGCTGCGGTTTCAACCGCCGTCTGGATGCGATCGAGGGCCGCATGCTGACCAAGCCCGCACTGTACGGCGTGGCTTCGACCTGCGCAGGCCAGATCATCCCCGCGTCTTGCGGCTGCAACGGCAACGTCAACCTTTAAGACCATATTCCCCACTCGGGGGACATGGCAGGCCCCTATGGCCGGGTAACAGGCGGGGCAATAGCCCCGCCATTTTTATGGAAGGAGAATAAAAAATGTCTTGTAAATCCGCTCTTTACGCTGCCATGCAGACGCCCACCGCAGTCGCGGTCGACGGCGTCATCCCTCTTGGCAGCCTTATCCGCCGCTACGGCTGTGACGTGGCGCTCAACGGCAACGCTGTCAACATCACCGGTGCCGGTTACTACGATGTCGACGCCTCGGTCACCGTCACGCCTGCCGCTGCCGGAACCGTCACCGTTACACTCTACAAGGACGGCGTCGCCGTCCCCGGCGCGACCGCCTCGGCGACTGCCGCCGCCAACGGCACGGTCGATCTCAGCATTCCGGCGCTTGTGCGTCAGGTCTGCTGCGCGGAAGGGTCCGCTCTGACGCTGGTACTCGCCGGTGCCGCTGCTACGGTCAATAATGTGGCGCTGCGCGTGCAGCGGATCTGAGAGGTGCGCGATGGTGCAGCTCTTGATCGGGATGCTGCTTGGCGCGATGGTGGCCACGCCCACAGGGCGCAGCATCGGCAATCAGATTGGCGACGCGGCACTGGCGGAGATCAAAAAAGCGATGCCGAAGCTGACCGCAGAAAGCGAGGAAGAAAATGAAACTCATTGAAAAACTGTCGGCGATGGTCGACGAGGAAATCGAGGACGCGATGAAGTACGCGAAATGCGCCCTCGAATACAAGGACGAATGTCCCGCTCTTGCGAAGACGTTTTACGAGCTTTCCGGCGAAGAGATGCATCACATGACGATGCTCCACGCCGAGGTCGCTGGCGTCATCCAGAAGTACAAGCAGGAGAAGGGCGAGCCGCCCGAGGGCATGAAGACCCTCTATGACTATCTGCACAGGAAGCAGATTGAGAGAGCTGCCGAGGTTCGGACGATGCAAGGGATGTTTCGCGAGGGATGAGCGAGCCTAAAAAATGATGCACTATTAGCCAAAAAGTCCTCTGCCCGCAATGGGTAGAGGACTTTTATGCGAGGGTAACTGCGGGGGTAACAGGATAGAAATATTTGGCATAATCGAGAATTTGCCAGAATAGTCTAAATATGAAAAACCTCGGAACCGCAACGGTTTCGAGGTTTTTCTTGTCATAACTCAACACTATAGATTTTTTGAAATTTGCTTTTAAAAAACGTCGTATGACAGCAAGAAAAACTTGATGCACAGAACTCACTTGTCTTTTG